GTAACTTGTTCATTTTCTTCCTCATTTACAATTTATGAAACACAATATAAATGTACTATTAATGAAAATGAATATAATTTTACTTTAAATCCTTCAATTTCATCAGGCAGTACTCAAATATCAAGCTCAGCAGGAACCTTCTTTACTCCAAGTCAATATCTTTATGATTTTGTTTCTGGTTCAGTTTTTACCCCTTATGTAACAACAGTAGGACTTTATGATGATAATCAAAACCTATTAGCTGTAGGAAAATTAGCTCAACCTTTACCTTTATCACCTACAACAGATACTACAATACTTATTAATATAGATAGATAATATTATGAATGAATGGTTTTCTCAAACAGACAGTGACAGTGGGTTATTAACTAAAAAAACATACTCTTCAATTGAAGATTTCCCAGAAAATACTTTTGGTTTTATTTACATTGTTAAACATAGACCAACAGGTAAAGCATACATCGGAAAAAAAGTTCTTTACCATAACGTAAAGAAAAAATTAACAAAAAAGGAAATAGCAGAACAAACAGGACCAGGCAGGAAGTCAGCCACTAAGGTGGTAGTAAAAGAATCGGACTGGAAAACCTATTATGGCTCTGCTAAACCAATTTTAGAACTCATTAAGGATGGTAAACAAGAGGAATTTACTCGTGAGATTTTACAATTGGTTCCTAATAAAAAACTTCTTACTTACTATGAATGTAAGTACTTATTTGAATATAGTGTATTAGAAAATCCTGATGGATGGTACAACGATTCAATCCTTGGAAAATTCTATACAAGTGATTTCAAGTAATTGACATTATAAAGATTTGGCAATTTAACTTTCTTTTTATATATTTATAACAAAATTATCAAAATGAAAGACATAATTAGAATGAACCAATTAGCTGGTATAATCACTGAAGGTCAAGCTAAAAAAATGATGGAAATTTTAAATGAAGACAGTAAATTTACTATTGGTGATAAATTAACAACTTATGGTGGTGGTGAAGAAGTTACAGTAATAGGTATAAAACCTAATTTAGCTGCTGCTTTAGCTGATACTAAAAATCCTAAAGCTGTTAAAGAACTTGAAAAAGATTTACGTCAAGGTATTATAGATAGAGAAGATAGAAATAAACCTTTTTATTTAGTAACATCTGAATCGTTTCCTGTTGATAAATATTATGTTGAATCTGAATTAGAATTATAACAAAAAACAAAATATTTAAAGTTAAGCTTGGGAAACCAAGCTTTCTTTTTTATATTATGGTTATGCTCAATCAACCACTGATTGCCTTAGTTAACTCTGCATTAGGTACTGGTAAACAGACATCAAAAGGCAATTTTGCCTACCACTGTCCGTTTTGTAATCACCATAAGCCAAAGTTAGAGGTTAACATGACTGAAAATAAAAAAGGTGAAAATCCTTGGCATTGTTGGGTATGTGACAGAAGAGGTAAAAAAGTAATTCAATTATTTAAACAAGTTAAAGCATCTCCTGAAGCGTTATTAGAGTTAAGGTCTATTGTTAAAACAGAAACAGCAGATAAAGAAACAGTAGTTACAGAAAAACTCAATTTACCTAAAGAATTCAAACCATTACTTAATATCCAGAAATCAGATATTATTGGTAGACATGCTTTAGCTTATGTTAAATCAAGAAACATAAGTGAAGAGGATATACTTAAATACAATATTGGTTACTGTGAATCAGGACCATATAAAAATATGATTATTATTCCTTCTTATGATGAGAATGGAATGTTGAATTATTTTACAGGTAGATCATTTGAAAAAGAGGTTAAAGTAAAATATAAAAACCCATCTGTGTCACGTGACATCATACCATTTGAGTTGTTTATAAACTGGGATTTACCGTTTATATTATGCGAAGGACCATTTGACGCCATCGCTATTAAAAGAAATGTTATACCGTTACTAGGCAAAAATATACAGTCTAAACTAATGAGGAAGATTGTTAAATCTTCTGTTGATAAAATATATATTGCCCTTGATAAAGATGCTCAAAAACAAGCCTTATCGTTTTGTGAGCAACTTATGAATGAGGGTAAAGAAGTATATCTTGTAGACATGCAAGATAAGGACCCAAGTGAAATGGGTTTTAATAATTTTATAAATACAATTACAGAAACTTATCCCTTAACATTCTCAGGCTTACTTGAGAAACGACTTTATTTATGAGCAAAATAAAAAAATCTTACAATAGAATCTTAGAAGTATCAGATGATGCTAAACAAATAACACTACCAGACTCTCGTTACTATAGAAGAAATGGTGAATACTATCCCTCAATTACTTATGTTTTAGGTTATTATCCTAAAGGTAAGTTTTTTGAGGACTGGCTTAAAAAAGTAGGTTACTCTGCTGAACACATTGTTAAAAAAGCTGGTGAAGAAGGAACTCAAGTTCATGAAATGATTGAAGAATACCTTGAAGGTAAGGAAATGAATTTTATGAATCAATATGGTAATCCTCAATACAGTCCTGATGTATGGCAAATGTTTTTACGTTTTGTAGATTTTTGGGAAACTTATAACCCTAAATTAATTGAGGCCGAAGTACACTTATTTTCAGATGAACTGAAGGTAGCAGGAACGTGTGATTTGATTGTTGAAATTGAAGGTAAACTTTGGTTGATTGATTTTAAAACATCAAACCATATCCAACCTACTTACGAATTACAGACTGCTGTTTACGGTAAATGTTATGAGGAATGTTTTGGTAAAAAAGTAGATAACTATGGTATCCTTTGGTTAAAATCCTCTAAACGTAAAACCAACAAAGAAAAAATGACTGGTAAAGGATGGGAAATGGTTACATCTACTAGAACACAAGAGGAAAACATTGATATCTTTAAAACAGTAAAACGTTTATTTGATTTAGAAAATCCAACTCACGCTCCTATATTTACTGAATTCAAGACCACAGTAAAGCGAAATTTGGAATCCTAATTTACTTTTATTATATTTATGGCAAACCGTATCCATGATTGGACTGATATCTCTCTTAAAAGAAGTACAAGGAACGCCAAAAGCAATTTTTATGGCAGGTCCAGCAGGATCAGGTAAATCTTATATATCCAAGATATTAGTACCTTCAGATTTTCAAACTATTAACGTAGATGATACTTATGAGGAATTACTTAAAGCCTCAGGTATTGGAATGAAGTTAGCTAAAATGTCACCTGATGAATTAAAAAAAGCAGGTGAGTTAATGGGTCAAGCAAGAAAAACCACAGACACTAAATATAAAGAAGCATTAGCAAATGCTAATAATATTTTAATTGATAGTGTAGGAGGTTCATCTAAAACATTACTTAAGAAAAAACAAGAATTAGAAGACTTAGGTTACGATACGGCTATGATAATGACTTATGTATCGCCTATTACCTCATTAGAACGTAATAAACAGCGAGACAGATCATTATTGCCGAGTATTGTGATTCGTTCTTGGCGTGATGTAAATAAAAATATAGACGTATATAAACAAGCGTTTGGAAATAATTTTACATTAGTAAATTTAGATCCTGAAGATGCTAATAAGGAATTTGATGAAGATTATATTTATAATACTTTTATCAAACCTTTAGGCCAAGTAGGTAAAGAAAAATCACCTGAGGAAATAGCCAAATCTAAAGCAGAATCAGAACAAATATATTCAGATATTAAACAAACTCTAAAATCACAACCTGAATTTGATACTGAGGAACAAGCAAAAACAAAAATCACTAACTTTATAAACAAATGAAATTAATAGACTTATTAAACGAAGTAGAAAAAGAAGAAAAACCAGTTAAAGAAGTAGCTCCTATTGAAGAAGCACCTGCTGATATGGTAGATGAAATTGGTAAATTCTTTGTAGCTGAAAAACCTAAATCAAAAGATGCTAAAGTTGAGGATCTTGTGTTTGAATCAACTGTTTTATATTTTGCTAATCAAGTTAGAGGTGGTTTGGAAGAAAAAGATGTGTTAGGTATTTACAAGCAAAAATCTGACGCTCGTAGAGCAGCTACTGAAGCTATTAAAGCTTATCAAGAAACTCTTAAGGAAATGGAAACAGCTATGGAAGAATTTCGCTCTGCTAAAAAAGATATTGAAGAGAAGAAAAAAGTAGCTAAAGAAAAAATAATGAAATTAAAATAATGAATCAACTAACTCAGTTTTTAATAAAAGAACTGTTAGATGAACAAAAAACAGTAGCCATTTATGGTGGTGGATTTAAACCCCCTACCAAAGGTCATTTTACTGTAGCTAAAAAAACATTAGAAGATTTTCCTGAAATAGATGAGTTAAAAATATTTGTAGGTAGTGGAGTTAGAGATGGAATTACTCAAGATGAATCAATTAAAATATGGAACATCTATAAAAATTATCTCTCAGATAAAGTAGATATTGAACCATCTGTAGCCCCTGTTAAATCAGTTTTAGGTTATGCTAAGGAAAATCCTGATGTTAAAGTTTATTGGATTTTAGGTGCTAGAGAAGGAGATGAAGGTGATTTAGCAGATATTGAAAACCGTACTAAATCTCTTAGTAAATATCCTAATCTTGAAGTTAAAGTAATTACTTCTAAAGGTGGTGTAAGTGGAACCAAAACCAGAGCAGCTATTAAATCAGGCAACAAAGAACAATTTTTCTATTTAATACCAGATGTTAATGAAGAAGAAAAAGAACAAATATGGAATTTAGTTGAACCTGTAATTAAAGAAGGATTTATAGAAGATGTAAAAACTAAATTTAATAAATTTGTATCTGCTGTTAAACAAGAAGGTAAAGAAACAAAAGAGGCAGTAAGTTTACTTATTAAAGCTGCTAAAGGCGATATTGAGTTATCAAATGATGATAAAACTAATATTGGTAACCAATTAAAAGATGTTTTAAAATTAATAGGTTTAACAGCAATTGCTGCTTTACCTGGTGGATTTATTGCGGGTGCTTTAATTAAATTATTTAAAGCCGAATCTTTAGTTACCCCATCTGCTTTTGTAAATGAAATAGATAATTATTATCAAAAAGCTTTATCTCAAACTGAAAAAGAAGCGTTAGAAATAACGTATAAAAATTGGGATAATTTT